CACGTAATCTAACATCTTTAAATATTTTCTTGTATCCTTCGTCGTCCATAAGGTTACGCATTTTTCTACCAAACCTATATGAGAGCTCTGCTGTGTGAGTTGCTTGGATAATCTTTGTTTTTGGTTTCTTACCCATTAACCAAGCTGGAAATAAGTACGAAGCAAATTCTGATTTAGTGTGTCTTGGTGGCATATTAACAATTAATCGCTTTAACTTGCCAGATGCTATGTCTTCAAATTTTTTAGCCATTACATTGTGGTGATATCCATCAATAAATTCGGGCCAAACCATTTTAACAAAGTGCATAAAGCTATCTTTTGCTTTAGCTGCATCATCCTGCATCGCAATTGCCAATAAAAGCCTTAATTCTTCGTCCGAATACTTTTCAAATTTATTATTTTCTTGATCCATTGGGACTCCTACCCTCTTTATACTAAAAAAAAGGGGTATACCCTATAAAAAAGTGTTTCATATGAAAAATTGGTGGCTGAAAATTTAAAACATGCGCTAGAGCACCTCGCGCGCCAGAGCGTGGGGCGTTTTTAGGGGTCGGGTATCCGCGGTTTTCCGCCATTTTTTTTATAATTCACAGGTACCCTAACGTTTTTCGCGATTTATGGCAGATTTCCCACGATTACCAATGTACGATAATTGTAGTTATCGTACCTTATCCTGTTTTACCGCAGATTTCCTCGCTTTTCGTGGGGCGCGAACCGTGAACTTTTTCAAGATAACTAGATATAGTACCCCAACCTTCCCTCGTTGGCGGTTCGTTTACACCGTTTCGTGAGAGATCCAGCGAAAGCCTTCCCTCATATAGATTTATTATCTCTAGGGGAAGGTGCTTCGCGTGTTTCTGATAAACCAATATGTAATTGCAACCTCCAGTCTCCTTCCACAATTTAATGTTCATTGCTATTTGATGTGGGCTCAACTTAATCTTATTACCAGTTGCAACTTTAGCCTCAATGAAGATCGTATCTAAACGTGGAGCAACTCCAACCATGTCAGGGAACCCGTGAAGGGTTGTAGTCTCAATGCGCAACCAGTTATAAATAGTAAGCTTTTTCTTTATTAATTTAACAAAGTAAGACTCTTTCATTTTACTATCGTTAATTGATTATTCTCTTAAAAAACACAGATACGCAATTATATGTTCTTACGAAAATCTTGAATGCATTCAATTGAGAAGCGAAAGTATTTATTCATTTCAAATTTAGTCCACTTGCCTGCAATTTCTTCACATTGTTCTTTAGGCATTGGATCTCCAAGAACCATTTGATTACCAGTATAAACCCAAGCATCGCCATTGTAGCCCCACAAACTAACAACAAGTAAGAAGACTTTAGTCATTAATCTTTTCTTGCTCAATTAGTTTTGGTTCAGGCTTTGTCTCTTCCTGTTCGATGACATTCTCTTCATTAACAATTGGAATTCCTTTACGTTGTAATTCATTTAACTTTTGCAATAGTTGTTCACGTGGTAAGTTCTCAACAGCACTTTCCATTCTTATTGTTGGATCATACAATCCTGCAGCCTTACCTCTTAAAGCCTCAGCATTGATTGCTGCCGCATAATGTTTTTCGTCCTCAGCTTTTTTACTGAGATCATCAAGTCTTGCAACATGCTTATCCATATTAACAGAATACTTATCTGCTAATTCTTTTTTCATATCGTAAATGGCCTCAGCCACTAATGGATATTTCTTTGGATCTTGTAACTCCCAAGCAGATCTTCTAGCTGCAGAGTCAGAGTATCCTGCTTTGCGCGCAGACTCAGATGCAGATTGCAGACCCATTAATGTCTTGGTGCAAAACTCATAAACAAAACGCAATTGCATTGGTGTTAGCTTGCGTGATTTTCTTCCATCAATTATTTTAACCATAATACACTATTTCTGACCCTCTTTATAAATCAACATATAAATTATTTTTCTCGTGGTGCAAAGAACAAAAGGGCTGTTTTCTGCCAATCAATGTTTTTACATGACACTACTACTGTCAGGCGTACACTACTAAAAACCGACAAGTGTAAGGTAGTTTATGGCTTAAACAAACGATTAATTTGCTTACCTGACACACCTGACACTTATATTTCATTTTTAAAAAATTTTTTTTTAAAAGGGGTCGGAAAAGGTGTAAGTAGTGTACGGTGACCACGGATCACGTGACACGTATCATCACTGATGATATATTAATCAAGTGAATAGAAAACATCAAAAAGGTTTCATATCGCACATCCAAGCAATTAAATTTCTATCGGATCAAGGTTACTATGTCTTTGATAATTTCTCGCGCCTGGGTCCATGCGATCTTATCGGTATCGATGAGCGCGGAGAAATATTATTAGTCGATGTTAAATCAACCAGTAAAAGAAAATCAGGAACACACAAAGGATATCTCATTACACGCACACCAACAGACCTTCAAAAGAAACTTAAGATACACATATTAATGGTCGATGAAGAGGGAAACTGTACCCTCAAATAACCCCAGAAAACAGCCATAATATCGATAAGTATTGAATACATATAATAAATCATTATAAATTATTATATAAACATAAAGGAGAAAGATTATGATTACAGAAAAATACGCTAACAAACACGGTTACACGGACGTCGAACCATATGAGGTGGTTGAAATTAAAACAGACAAAAAAATAGTTATCCGAGCTCTTGATTGTAAAGAGCTTGAATGGAAAAAAGAATGGTTTGATGGTGGCTTTGCAGGCCACCTTGCTGATCAACATAAACAAAAATGGGATATTACATCCAACAAAAACAATCATTCATTTTATATTCGCAAGCATAAGAGTGGTGAATGGAAAGATACTGGTGGTAATAAGTACACACTAGCAAATGAACCAAGAAAATTTTACGACTTTAACTTTTAGGAGGAGACATGGCTAAAAAGAAAGAAGAGAAAAAAGACTTATTATTTTTTAAAAAGTTCCTGATTAACATTGTTTATCAGGAGCTGGATCACGAAAAAAATTTTGAAGCGTATGATCAGGAGGACTGGCGAGAACCGCTTGATCGCGAAACGCGGAGCATCAATACTGATACAAAGAAGCTTGCTTCTGTTGTAGGTGAGTATCCATGGAGCATTAATACTAATCATGAAAAAATATTACCTCTTAATTTTGGTAAAGGAATTGATCCTGATGAATGGAATACGGATGATTTTGTTGGGGATATTAATGAACCCTCCAAACAAGATTTAATCCGTCATATTAATGTAACTGGTACGTATGAGGACAAGTGGAATGACAATAAAATTGAAATCAAAAACTTTTACTCTGAGTCTTTTACTATCAATCAAGCGGAGATACTTAATATTATCTTTAGATCACTCGAGGTTAAAAACTTAAAGTTATCTAAAAAATTAGATGAGGCAGAAAAAACGATTAAAGATTTCCGTCAAGCAGAAAAAGATAAGTCTATTTATGATAGGCTCGATCAAATCGATAAGCTTGTTAAAGAGAATATTTTTGATCAATTAGATCATTTATATTACTCTAGTTATGCTCAAGGAAAAAAACCTTTTGATCCTTTAAAGATTGGGATGATTGAATTTCCTGATGGAGAAAAGAAATTCAAAGAGAGATATGAAAGTTATAGTTCTCAATTAAGTAATTGGGTAGTGCACTTTTATAATGCTTTCAAAGAGATACTTGATCACCCTAACTGTAAAGAAGATTTCTATTGGCGCGAGGATACTATCGAGGATATTGATAAAGCAACTAATCCTTTTAAGAAGAAAAAAGATGATTAAGTTTGTGGTCGCGTGTATCACGGTGGGCGTATGTTGTTACCTTTATGTTTATCATACGCCTTACCAAACCTTCATGCGCGACTGCAGGTACGATGAATTCCTACAAGGTAATTTAAGTGATCAATATTGTACGTGGTTGTACTTTGAAATGATCGACGAGAACTCATGGGTTCGACAAATAATAGAGGCATTAGATGGCTAAAAAATTAAAAAATTTTTATTTAGGAGATTGTTCAAACATATTACCAACAATTAATAAGGAAACTGTTGATGTAATAATAACCTCTCCTCCTTATAATATTGGAAGATTATATAATCAGTATGATGATAATAGAAAAGATTATATTGAGTGGCTAACAATAATACTTAATGATTGTTGTAGAATACTAAAATCAAATGGTCATTTATTTTTAAATTTAGCTTCAACAAAAAAAGACCCTTTTGCTTGTTATAAAATAGCAGAACGCTTAGATTGGAAATTACAAAATAATATTATCTGGGCAAAGTCAGTTGAGATTGATGGATATGTAAAAGGATATAATACTCCAACTCTTAGTAAAAGATATTTAAAAAATGGTTGGGAACATATTTTTCATTTTACTAAAGAGGGTAATACAGAAATAGATTTAGAATGGTCTGGAGTGCCTTATAACAAAGATTATAATAATGCGGAAAGAGCATTCAAAAGAACTGGAAAAACTTGGACTCCGACTACTACTTGTTGGTATTACACTTATAAAAGTAAAGCTACTAAAGAAATTAACAAACAAATAACAGGCGATAAACTACACCCAGCTATTTATCCCAATAGTTTAGTTGAAAAATGTATTAAAGTTTCTGGGTTAAAAAAAGGTATTGTTTTAGATCCTTTTATGGGAACTGGTACAACAGGTTTGGTAGCAAAAAAATATAATTTAGATTTTGTAGGTATAGAGATAGATGAAGACTATTTTGCATTTGCAAAAAATAGAATATTGGAGAGTAAATAAAATGACAGTTAAAATTTTACGCGGAGATAACCGCAACACATTAAAAACATTAGAAGATAAAAGTATTCATACCGTTGTAACATCACCACCCTATTGGGGTTTACGAGATTATGGAACGGCAACTTGGGAGGGCGGAGATCCTGATTGTGATCACGTCGCTAATCCGCAAGCTACAAAAAAAATGGGTAATGAAGAATTTAATAAAAACAGACCTTCAAGAGAGGAGACAAAAACAAAAGGGTATTATGAAAATATTTGTCCTAAATGCGGAGCAAGAAGAATTGATAATCAATTAGGTCTAGAAGAAACTCCTGAAGAGTACGTAAACAACCTCGTAGATGTATTTAGAGAGATTAAAAGGGTATTACGGGACGATGGGACGGTGTGGTT